TTGGGGTTGGTCATCAGATGGCAAAAATTTGATTGAAAAAAACCTTGCTGATGAAAATGCAAAAGATGAAGATGGCAATTTATTGAAAGATGACGATGGCAACCAAGTTGTCAACAAAGGGTTGAAAAGCATTTGGGTAGAAAAGACAAAAACATCAGCAAACGGCAGACTACAATCAACTGATTGGTACGTCACAAGAAAATCAGAAGCGGATACAGCAATACCCAGTAACATTACCACATACAGAACGGCAGTAAGAACAGCATCAAAAACTATTGAAGATAAAATAAATGCTTGCTCTGATTTAGCGGCATTTAAAAAATTATTTGATAATCCAGTTGACGGAAAGGGAAATCCTACTGGTAACGCTCCAATATATGATTTTCCAAAGGAGGTGACATGAGTGGTTTAAAAGTACATACCGCACCAAGCGTTGAGCCAACAACAGATGCAGAAACTATTGCATACCTTAGAACTGATACAGGAGTGGACACAACACTTATTCAGAATCTTGTCATTGCCGCAAGAGAATGGGTTGAGTTATATTTGAACAGAAGTCTTATAAATACCACATATCAATTATTTTTAGATACAGTTCCAGAGATAGATACGCCAATGAAAAGCGGTTTTTACACAGCTCCGTATAAAGTTTATCTAAATAATTTTATTGAGTTGCCAAAACCTCCAGTATCTTCAATCACCCATGTCAAATATTATGATGATGCTGATTCTGCTACAACATGGGCTACATCAAATTATTATTCTGATCTAATAACTGAGCCTGCAAGGATAGTTTTGAAAGATGGTGGTTCATGGCCTACAGATTTGAGAAACGCCAACGGATTAGAAGTGCAGTATGTAGCAGGGTATGGTTCAAACAGATCAGATATCCCAGAGCCAATAAGAATGGCAGTTTTGCAGTATGTGGCACATCTTTATGAACACAGGGGTGATACAGAAGCAAAATCAGTAGAACCTCCTGCAATGATCAAATCTTTACTTCAGCCATATAAGATTATGAGATATGGTGGTGTAAGTTCTTTTGGAAGGCATTACTAATGGGAATAGGCAGTATGCGTCATAGTCTTGTAATTCAAGCCCAGAGTAGGGCTAATGACAGTGCAGGGGGTGTAAGGCGTACATATAGCACTTTAGCCACTGTACAGGGAAAAATTGAGCCTACAGGGGGTAACACAAACTTTTTTGGTGATCAAATTGAAGGGCGTACAACCCACAAGATAACAATACGATACAGAAGTGATGTAACAACAAAGCACAGAATTAGTTATTCTGCGGATAGTAAAATATTTAAAATTAATAGAATATTGAATATTGGTACAAGGGATAGATATTTAGAAATGCTCTGTACAGAAGGTGTAGCGACCCCATGAGTAGAGTAAGTGCCACAATAACAAGACAAAGCAGAATAAAAAACATTGAAAATCAGTATGTTAAGCAAGCTATTGAGTTGATTGGAAGATCAGGTAATCTTGTTAGGAATACCGCAGTGACCAATATCCAAATGGGTGATGCTCGTTCTGGTGTTAGAAGAAAAGACGGTACACGATCATCAGGTGCAGGAGAATATCCAAAAACAGATACTGGTTTTTTAGTTAGTCACATAAACCTTAAAATTGATATGGATAAACTTGGTGCAAGCGTAGAAAGTAATGCATCATATTCTGCGGCTTTAGAGTTTGGCACAAGTAAAATGGCGGCAAGACCTTTTATGCACCCATCACTTCAAGAGAACAAACCAAAAATAAAAAGATTACTTAAACAAATAAAGGCAAAATAATGGCTTTACATTCATTTGAGTTACAAAAAGCAATATTCAGTAGATTAAATGGTGGCAGTATTGTTGATGAGCAAGATCAAGCTATAACAGGAGTTTTTGATGATGTGCCAGAAGGATCTGCTTATCCTTACGTTGTCATAGGTGAAGAAACAGCAACAAACATTGGCACAAAAGATAAGGATATGCATGAATACACCCAGACCATTCATGTTTGGTCACAATACAGAGGTTTGAAAGAAATAAAAGAAATTATGGAACAGATATATACTTTATTGAATGATTTTGCTATAAGTGTATCTGGTGCTTCTGCAATTACGTTGAGACATGAGTTTCAAACAACATTGACAGAAGGTGATGGACTTACTCGACATGGGGTCATGCGATTTCGTGTCGTTGTATCAGATAGCTAAAAGGAGTAAGATATGGCGGCACAATTAGGAAAAAGCCTTTTATTAAAAATAAATGTCAGTGGAACAATGACTACTGTTGGGGGTATGCGTTCAACATCAATGACCTTAAATGATGAGATGGTTGATATCACTAACAAAGATAGTGGTTCACAAAGAAATTTATTAGCGGCAGGAGGTGTTCATAGCATGACTATCACTGCATCAGGTGTATTTACTGACACATCAGCAGAAACACATCTTCGATCAAAGTTTGCAACATCAACATTTGAAAGCTACAATGTAATTGTTCCAGATTTAGGCACATATGCAGGAACATTTCAAATTACGTCACTAGAGTATGCAGGAGAATACAATGGAGAAGCAACCTATTCTGTGACATTGGAATCCTCTGGTAATGTTACATTTAGTGCGGCATAGGTGAAAAATGGCTTGGAATGAAGTAAAAATAAAAGTTGGGGATAAAGAGTTTCTTGCTTTTCAAAACACCAGTCAGGGTAATCTTTTTGAGATTCCATGCAAAATGAAGATGGAAGAACTCAAAGAATTTAATCTTGGAAGAACAAAGCACAAAGTTCTCAAGATTGAAGACTTCGCTCAAAGGGGTGAAGTATTTGTGGTAGAAACTAACAAAGGAGCGAAAAAAGATGACGAACCCACAGAGGGGGGAACTGATGATCCAGTTGGGTCAGAAGAACTTCAAAGCGAGAGTGACGGTTGATAATATTAGTCGTATTGAAGCACAACTTGATACGACTATTATGCAATTAGCACAAAGATTATCTGATGGCAGTTTAAAAATAACAGACCAAGTTGCAGTGCTTACTCCAGTGATTAGAGCAGGGGGAAATAATGTTAATGAAAAAGAAATTTCAGAATTAGTATTTGGTAGCATGGTTGATTCATTGAAAGCTATTGGAGAAATAGTATCTAATGTGTTAAGCGTTGGAGAAGATGAGGGAAACGTAGAAAAGGTGGAGTCACAGTAACAAAGATTCCTTATGAGGAGTGGTTTAAAATTGTTGTTGGGAAAATGGGATTTACGCCAGATACATTCTGGAATATGAGTTTCCCAGAACTATATCTAGCCATTGAGGGATTTGCAGAGTTTCACTCAGGGGGTCAACCACCGCCTTTGACAAAGAGTGAACTTGAAGAATTGATGGAGATGTACCCAGACTAATGGCAACGGAAGTCGATAAACTACTGATAAGAATTGAAGCTGATCTTTCTGATGTAAAAAGGAAAATGGGTCAGTTCAATAAAGATGTAAACAACAGCACAAGAAAAGCTCAAGGAAGTTTTCAAAGACTGGCAGGGGTTGCGAAAGTGGCTTTGGGTGCAGTTGTTGTTCAGCAAGCAGGAGCAGTTGGTCTTGCTATGATACGAATGGCTTCAGATGTTGAGGAAATGCAAGGAAAATCATCTGTTGTTTTTGGTAGGTTTGCCAATGAAGTGAGAGCAGAACTTGCAAGGTTTGGTTCTGAGGTTGGCAGAAGTCGTTTTGAACTGGAGGCAATGGCATCAAGTATACAAGATACATTTGTTCCAATGGGTTTTGCAAGAGGGGAAGCGGCAAAGTTATCAGTTGAATTAACAAAGTTAGCAACAGATACCGCTTCATTTAACAACGCACAAGATACAGATGTTATGACCGCATTTCAAAGTGCTTTAGTTGGCAACCATGAAACAGTAAGACGTTTTGGCATTGTCATTACTGAAGCAACTCTCCAACAAGAATTATTAAAAATGGGTTTTGTTGGGAACGCAAAAGAAGCATCAAACGCTTTGAAAGTTCAAGCAAGATTAAATTTAATAACCGCAGGATTGGGTGATGCCATTGGTGATGCCGCTAGAACATCAGGAAGTTTTGCAAATACTACAAGAGGATTAGGTGCGGCACTTCAAGAGCTTGGAGTTGAAATTGCAAAAGATGCATTGCCTCCATTATCAAAATTTAATTTGCTGTTGACTGATTTAATACGAAAACAAACACAAGCACTTAGAGGCCCTGCAGGAGACGTTGATTTTACAAATGCAGAATCAATCATTGAAGGTATGAAAGCAATAGAATCCGCAAGGGATTCATTTGGTAGTTTCTCAGATATGTTAGCCCTTACCGCAGAAAGATTTCCTCCTTTAGGTTTGCTAATGAAGGCGTTTGGTCTAACGACAGTTGATCGTTTTGAAAAAATGGAAGCAGAAACAAACAAAATGATTGATGCTCTGCGTAATTTAGGAGAAGTTGAAAAGAGAGGATTGCTAGATGCACAGGCAAGAAATGAACAAATTAAAGAGAGAAGTATTCTCATTTCTTCACAAGCTCAAACCGTTGATGAACTAGGTGCAAAGCTAAGAGATCAACTGAATACAGAAAGTTTGATGGCAGGGGGAACGTCACAAAATGTTGCCACTCTAATTGCATCACAACTTAGAGCAATAGATGAGTTACAAGCGAAAGGCTTGTTTTTTGATGATTTTAGTGCGGACAATTTAACGCCAGAATTTGAAGCACAAATTAAAACTATACAAGCATTAGATGACCAGTTGAAGGCGTTGAGAGATGAACAAACTAGACTAAATGATAGTATATCAAATGGTAAAGCTATTGTTGAAAGTATGAAAACACCTCAAGAAGAATTTGAGTTAGATACAAGGGCTATTGCAGATGCACTTGCGGCACAAGAAATAAGTTCACAACAAGCAACAGCGGCTCTGGAATTTTTAAGGCATGAGATGGCATTGCAAGACCCAATGTACAAAGAAATGTTTGACTCCGTACAAGAGATGGGTAGGGGAATATCTGATTCATTTGCAGATATGGTTGTTGACGGCAAGTTTTCACTAGATTCATTGCAGGATATATTTAAATCATTTGTAAAGCGTATGATTTCAAAAGCTATTGAATTGATGGTAGTAAATAAAATTATAAATATGGCACTTGGATTACCTCCTAGTGTTGCATTACCAACTGCATCATTTCCATCTTTTGCCGCAGGAGGTGGTCGCATAGGTGGCCCAACAATAGTAGGTGAGCGTGGTCCAGAGTTATTTATCCCCAATACTGGTGGGGTAGTCAAAAATAATATGGATACAAAGAATATGTTAGGGGGCAATCCAGTTGTTGTTAATCAAACAATTAATGTTGATGCAGGAGTAGCACAGACAGTCAGGGCAGAAATATTGACGTTGATGCCAGTGTTCAAAGAGCAAGCAATGTCAGCCGTTGCTAATGCACAAAAAAGAGGTGGCTCTTTTTCTGCCACTTTTGGAGGGTAATTATGTCAGCACTTACATTCCCATTAAACATACCATCAACACCAAACTTTCAAACATCACGATTTGAATTACGCAGACAAGTAGCAGTATCAGAAAGTCCTTACTCTGGTATTCAACAAACGTATGAATATGATTACGCATTATGGAGTGCAACATTTTCACTGCCACCTATGAGAAGGGAAACAGCAGGAGCATGGACAGCTTTTTTCTCAGCTTTACATGGCAGAAGGGGAACATTTACGTTAGGTGACCCAGATAGAATTATACCATTGGGTGCGGCTACAGGAACAATCACTTTGTCATCAGGTGCATCTGTTGGTGATAATACACTGTCTCTTACAGTTGGGTCAGGACTGTCGGGTGTCACAGGTATATTTAAAGCAGGAGATTATATACAATTAGGAACAAGTGCCGCAGATTTTAAGCTACATATGGTTGTTGAAGATTGTGATGCCTCTGGTACGGCAGTCACAGCTAAAATAGAACCTGCGGTGAAAACTGCTGTTTCTACAGGGCAAGAAATAACTTACAATAACCCTAAAGCCCTTTGGCGAATGGATACAGATGATTTAGGTTGGGATGGAAACCATGT